ACCTCAACGCGCAGACGAAAATGGTGCTGCTCGAGGACTACCGCGCCGACCTCGCCGACCACCGCATGATCAACCGGAGCGAGGCGGGCCTGCGCGAGACGCTCCAATTCATTCGCAAGCCCGACGGCACGGTCGAGCACAGCGCGAGCGCAAACAGCCAGGACCCCTCCGGCGCCCGCTCGGCCCACGGCGACGAGGTGATCGCGGACGCGCTCGTCTGTGTCGGGCTCCGGGAGCAGAGGACGGAGCAGAAGGCGCAGGAACCGACCGAGCCCGTAGGCTCTCTGGCCTGGCGGCAGAAGCTCCGACAGGAGGAAGCGAGGTCGCAAAGCCAAGAGGGGCTTGGCACCGGGTGGTAGTTGCTGCTATTCTCCGCAGTGGTGGGGGATTTTGTGGCACGCCGGTTCGACTTCGACCGACTGAGATCCGCGATCGACTGGAGCGTGCGCCAGCTCGACCGGCCGCGTCGCGCTCGGGTCGACGCGATCCGCCAGTTCGTCGGGCACCACTACGCCGACCACGGTGCTGACCGCCGCGTCCCCGTGAACATGATCGAAATGGCCGTTTCGATCTACGTGCGCCACCTGGCGGCGCGTGCCCCGCGCGTCATGGTCTCCGCGAACGCCGACGAGCTGAAGCCGTTCGCGCTCAACATGGAGCTGGCGCTCAACCAGATCCCCGAGGAGATCGGGCTCGAGGGCACCCTCCGCCGCGCCGTGATCGAAGCGATCTTCGGGATCGGCGTCGTGAAGGTGGGGATTCGCCCCGGCGGCGCCGACTACGAGGGCAACGACGTCGGCGAGTCGTTCGTCTGCAACGTGTCGCCCGACGACTACTTCTTCGACATGAGCGCGAAGAACCGCGAGTCGATCGCGTTCGAGGGCAACGACTACTGGCTCCCGCTCGACGACGCCCGAGAAATGGGCGACGCCACGGACCTAGAGGCGGACGAGCACACGGTCCACGGCGACCAGGGCGAGAACCGGGCCGAGGGTATCTCGGTCAGCATGGGCGCCGACGTCTACCAGGACCAGGTCTGGCTCCGGGACGTCTGGCTCCCCGCCACGCGCGAGCTCGTCACCTACGGCGTCAAGAGCCACAAGCTGATCCGGAAGGTGAAGTGGGACGGCCCCGACAACGGGCCCTACCACGCTCTCGCGTTCAACGAGGTGCCCGGCAACCTCATGCCGCTGCCGCCGGTCTCGCTCCTGATCGACCTTCACGAGCTGGGGAATGAGCTGTTCAGGAAACTCAGCCGTCAGGCGACGTCGAAGAAGACGGTCGTCGCGTTCACGGGCGGCAACGACAAGGACGTCGAGGCGCTGAAGGCGACGGCCGACGGCGAGGGGCTGAAGTACACCGGCCAGAAGCCCGAGGGGATCACCGTCGGCGGGATCGACGCGCAGACGCTCGCGTTCTTCCTCACGGTCTCGGACCGCTTCAGCTACTACGCCGGCAACCTCGACACCCTCGGCGGCCTGGGCCCCAGCTCGGAGACCGCGACGCAGGACAAGATGATCTCCGACGCCAGCGGCGCCCGCATGGCCAGCATGAAGGGCTCGACTCTGACGTTCGCCAAGGGCGTCTGGAAGGCCCTCGCCTGGTATGAGTGGACCGACCCGGTCCGCAAGCGCACGATCCGCAAGCCGATCGAGGGCACCGACCTCGTCCTGCGCAGGGAGTGGAGCGCGGAGACCAGGGACGGCGACTTCCTGGACTTCAACCTCGCGATCGACCCCTACTCCATGGAGGACGACTCGCCGGCCACGCGGCTCCAGAAGATCCTCCGCCTCCTCTCGGAAGTGATCTTCCCGGCCGCGCCCATGCTCGAGGCGCAGGGCGGCCAGATCGACTTCCGCGAGCTGATCGCGCTCCTCGCGCGCCTGAGCAACCTCGACGAGCTGCGGGGGATCGTGAAGTTCGGCGAGCCGATCCAGGGCGCCGGGGTGCAGGCTGGCTCCCAGGGCACGCCCTCGTTCAAGCCGGCGAGCACGACGCGCAACTACGTGCGCACGAGCCGGCCCGGCGCCACGCGCGCCGGCAAGGACGACGTCATGACGCGCGGGCTCATGGGGATCGGCGTCCAGAAGACGGAAGCGGCGTCGCTGACGCGGGGTGTCTCGTGATCTACCACTACCAGGCCGCGGACGGCCGCGTGGCCACGCACGAGCAGGCGCTCTCGCACCCGGCCCCGCCTCCGGCGGAGGTCGTGCGCGAGGACGGGACGGTCGCCCGTCGCCTGTGGGGCGGGGCGAAGCCAGCGGCGACGACCGCGGGCTGGCCGCTGACCTGCTACGCGAGCGGCGTCAACGCGGCGGACGCGCAGAAGCTCCGCGACGAGTTCAAGCGGGTGGGCGTGCCCACCGAAGTAACCAGGGACGGCGACCCGGTCTACATGTCGCCCGAGCACCGGCGCAAGGCGCTGCGGGCTCGCGGCATGTTCGACCGCTCGTCCTACTGCTAGAGGGGTGATCCGTGGGTGACGACGACAAGGCGTCCGAGGGCGGCGAGACCAGCTCGCTCGGGGACTTCGCCTCGGAGATCGAGGCGGCGACCAACGCGGCGGCCGACCGCATGGTCGAGGGCAAGCCCCGCGACGACGGCGAGCTCCCCGAGGGCGCGGCCCCGGACGACGACGCCGAGCACGGCGACGGGATCGGCGACGAGACGCCGGCCGAGCCGGAGGCCGGCGCGGCCGACGACAGCTCGCGCGACGACAAGGGTCGGTTCGCCAAGCCCAAGCCGGCCGGCGACGACGCGATCGAGCGCGCCGTCCGCCTCGGAATCCCCATGGCCGAGGCCAAGCAGTACACCGAGTCCCTCCTGTCGCTGGCGTGCGACAGGATCGAGGGCAAGACCGGCGAGGGTAAGCCCGCTGGTGGCAAGGAGGAGGACGGCGAGGCGAAGCCCGCCGGCGACCCCCTCGACGCGATCCCCGACCTCGACCCTGCGATCTACGACGAAAACATCGTCGCGGGCTTCAAGGCGCTGAAGGGGGTGGCGAAGGCGCTTCGTGAGGAGAACGCGACGCTGCGCGGCGACAAGTCGAAGGACTTCATGGCCACGCAGCTCGAGGGCGTCAGGGAGCTGACCAAGGGCGACCAGTCGAAGGAGACGGCCGTCCGCGAGAAGTTCGACGTGCTGCGCGCAGGCTACAAGGCCGCGGGCAAGGACGTCGCCGACGTGACGGTCTTCAAGGAAGCGTCGCAGCTCGTGCTCGGCATGGACGCCGACAGCATGAAGAACAAGAAGGCGGACGCCGCGAGAAGGCGTGCGGGTCAGCGAATCAGCCCCCCCTCGGGCCAGCGCGTCGAGGTGAAGCCCGACGTCGCAGCCGAGACGGCCGAGCTCCTGGACCGCAAGTATTTCGCGAAGTCCTGAGCCACCACCAGTAAAGGAGGCCCCCCGTGGGCTTGCAGTTCGACCAGATCGACGACGCTGTGCTGACGACTCAGCAGCAGTTCGTCAAGCGCGGCGCGTTCCTGAACCTACAGACAGACCTCACCGACCACGTCGCCGTGCGCGAGATGTGGAAGGGCCGCAAGAAGAAGTTCTCCGGCGGCGAGGACTGGCAGTTCCAGGCCCAGGTGGATCACAACCACTCGGCGCGGACCGTGGGCCTGTTCGAGTCCGACGGCTCGGCGATGACCGACACCATGATCAATGGGTCGGTGAAGGTGCGCCACGTCAACGCGCACTACATCTACGACCTCCATGAGGAGGCGTTCCAGCGCGGCGGAACGGCGATCGTGGACCTCGTCGAGACCCGCTACACGGGCATGATGATCTCCCTGTTCGAGCTTCTCGAGGACCTGCTCTGGGGCAAGCCGGTCGACGAGTCGAACACGAAGGACCCCTACGGGGTCGCGTTCTGGATCACGAAGAACGCGACGGAGGGATTCAACGGCGGCAACCCCTCGGGCTTCACCACGGGGCGCGCGGGGATCTCCTCGGTGACCCAGCCGCGGTGGGCCAACTGGACGGCGCAGTACACGAACGTCGGCTCGACGGACCTCCTGCGCAAGATGCGCTCGGGTCACCGCCGGACGCAGTTCCGCTCGCCGGTGAGCCACGCGGAGCCGAACCTCGGCGGCATGCGCAACGGGATCTACCTCAACGACCGGACGATCGGTCTCCTCGAGGAGCTGCTCGAGACGCAGAACACGAACCTCGGGAACGAGCTGGCGTCGAAGGACGGGCGCGCCATGTTCAAGAGCACGCCGCTGACCTACGCGCCGAAGCTCGACGCGGACACGACCGACCCCGTCTACATGCTCGACTGGAAGTGGCTCGCGATCGGCGTGCTGGCGGGCTGGGAGAACAACCTCACCAAGCCCTACATGGTGCCCAACAAGCACAACGTCCGGCGCGTCGACCTCGACGCCTCGCTGAACATGGTCTGCACCAACCTGCGCAAGCAGGCGGTGTTCAGCAAGTAACGGCCTGACGCCAGCTCGCCTCGGTGGCGAGCTGGCGCCGGTCGCACCACCCAATCAAGAACAGAGAGCAAGCACATGACGATTCAGTCGAGCGTGGACGGGCATATCAAGCAGGGTCGCCCGATCCTCGCCATGGTCTGGTACGAGGGCACCGACGCGCTCTACGAGGGCGAGGGGCTCTGCTACAACACCGACTACGGCACCGCGACGGACGCGGACGGCCGCCGGTGCAACCGGGTCGAGCGCCCCACGGCCTCGACCAACAGCGCCTTCGCCGGCGTCGCGGCGCGCAACTACTCGGCCTCGTCGGTCGGGCGCTTCGTCGAAATCTTCGAGCCCGGGAGCAAGTGCGTCCCGGTCGCGCTCGGCGTCGACACGGTGATCGACACGGGGCTGATCACGTTCACCGTGTCCGGCCGCTACGACGTCGGCGTGAAGACGGGCCTGAAGACGGACGCGGGCCGGTTCTACACCGGCAAGTTCCGCGGTCGCGGGTCGGCGATCCCCAGGCAGACGAAGGCGGCGATCCTCGAGGCGTCCATGGCCGGCGCCTGGTCGCTGGCCACGGACGGGATCACGCTCACCGTCGTCGCGACGGCGGGCCTGGCGGCGGGTGACACCGTCGTCCTGCTCGGCGGCGAGGACGACGGCACGGGCGCGGTGATCCCTGGCAAGTACACGATCGCCTCGATCACGTCGGCCACGGTGCTCGTGCTCTCGACGTCGGCGGTCGA